CGACGCGGACCCGCTGAAGGCCCAGCTCGCGGAGATCGACGGCCACCTGGCGCGCCTCGGCGCGGAGCTGGCCACGAAGACGGACAATATCGCCGGGGTTCTCCGGCGTATGGCCACCGAGCAGGACGCGCTCAAGGCCGAGCAAGAGCGCATCCACGACCGGCGGAAGACCTTCGAGCGCGCCGAGAAGTGGCTGCGGGATTACGTGGTTGCGGTGATGCGGAAGGCCGGCACAGACAAACTCAAGACGCCCGCCAACACGCTTTTCCTCCGGCAGTCGGACGCGGTGGTGGTGAGCGATGGCAGCGCCATACCGCCGGCCTACAAAAACGTCACAGTCAAGATGCCGGCGTGGTTGTGGTTTCACCTGTCAGAGATGGGCCGGGCATCCGGCGACAAGGGGATTGTTGAGGGCGTCGAATCGCTACGCGTGAGCGAGGATATCAGCCTCGCGGCGATCAAAAAGGCAATCAAGTCCGGCGTGACCGTGGATGGCGCGGACGTGGAATTCCACGACTCGCTGGTGCTGCGATAACGTCCGTTAACCGGGGACATTCCCTATAGTTCCCGCGCACGAAAAGGAGGAAGATTGAAATATGGAAACGATACCAGATCAGACAAGTAACGCCGGGCCCGCCGAGCCCGAGAGGGATTGGCGCGATTGGCTGGACGAAGCGCGAGAATTCGCCAGGTCGGCGAGCCGCGCCGAGTTGGACGAGAGTTTCGTCAATTCGCCGACCGCGAGCGGCCACGCGCGGCGCCTGCGATACATCCGCAAGGCCATGGACGCGCTCTTGGAAGCGGAGGCGATGCTATGCCGATAGCAACCCAACAGGATGCCGCCCTGGTGGCCGCCATGGCGCGCCAGGCAGCCGAAGACGGCGAGGTGGTGGAAATGTGCCTAGCGGCCGGCTGCACGCTGGCAGAGGCCGAGGCAGCGATAAAACGAGGGATCGTATGAGCGACGTGCTTCCCCCTGTCACCGGCATCGCGCGGAAGGAACGCCGCGACAAGGGCGTCCCGCGCAAGAGCAACATCGCCGCCATGTCCGATCAGTTCATGGCGCTCGAACTCCCGGAGCAGGTAATCATGCTCGAAGTTCTCCAAGCGCTCCACCGCCAGGTGGTCAAGGGTCGCATCGCCTCCCGGATCTCGGTGAGCGCCGCGCTGGTGGCCGCCATGGCGCGCCAGGCAGCCGAAGACGGCGAGGCAGCCGAAGACGGCGAGCCGGGAACGGCCACGGAAGAGGAGGCTAACGATGGCGTATAACAGCCCCGACGACAAATGCTGGCTGGCCGCGATGGGCGTGGCGCTCGAATCGCCCGACGATGTGCACGCGCTCTGCCATCAGCGCTGGATCGAGGAACGCCAGAAGCGCGAGATCGCCGAGGAAAGCATCGTCGCCAACGCGGCGGCTTACTCCGCGCTCGCCGAGATCCGGGAGGCAGAGATCCGGGCCCAGCATGCGGCGGCTGTCACTGGCTGGTGCATCGCCGTTATCGCCTGCCTCGCGCTGGTGGTGACGTGGGCAGTGCGATAAGTTCAGGCCATGCAAAGGCCGAAAAGCTCGTAAATGGCCGATAGACGGCGGGATTATGACCTACGGAACGATAGCGGTGCAAACGCGCGTGCACCCCGTGAAATCCGATCATTTACGACCAATCTTAGTAAGTGTAAAAGGAGACTTAGTAACATGCCGAAACTGATATTCCGCGGAGCTTACATCCGCTTTGTTGACTTACGTTACGACGATAAATCGAAACAAAAGTACGTCAAACTGAACTTCACCGCCGCTTTCTCGGAGCCCGTCCGCGAGGCTCTGGAATGGGGCGAACCGCCGGTAGGCTTCGACTCGGCGAAACTCGATGGCGACCTGACGGCGAGTCACTTCATCTTGACTCCGGACGGAAAGGAGTTGCGGCAGCATGAGTTGCAGCTTGACTCTACCGGCATCTCAAACTTCGAGTTCGCGCGGGTCAAGGTGGGAGAGGACAGCTTCGAGAATCAACTGCGGTTCCAGATCGTCACTTCGGCAGTTGGCGCGGCGGGCCGGGTTGAGGCTTACATCGAGGCTATCGGCAAAGGCACCGCGCTGCTGGGCGTCAACTACGAGCAGCAGGCCGAGATGCCGCTGGAGGATAAACAGGAGCCGCTGATCTCTAGAGAGCAGGCGCGCGACACCAGCGAGGAAACGGACGATCATGACGTATTCGTGTCCTGCGCCGAGGAAAATGCTCTCCCGCTCGCGCCAGCGGCCACCATGGGCGGCACGCACCAGAAGCGCAAGCCGCGCGAGAACAAGGGCACGGTGAACTGATGCTCCGCGAGGTACCCGGATTCGCAATCTACGGCGCTCCCCGCAGCAAAAAGAACTCGCCGCGTATCGTCAACATTGGCCCCATGTGCCGGGTGTGCGGAAAACGCGGTGGGTTCCCTAAGGTGCTTCCGTCTCTCGCCTACGAGCAGTGGGAGAGAGCGGCCCTCATCGAGTGTATGGTCATCAAGCAGCGGCTCCGCGCGGCCGGCGTGGAGCTTCCGATCGTTCACCCTATCAGCGTCGAGGCGCTATTCTACCTGGCGCCGACGAAGTCCGGCCTAATGCGCCTGGACTGCCCCGACCTGTCGAACCTGATGGAGGCCGTCGGCGACATGCTCCAGGCGGCCGACATCATCCGCGATGACCGGCAGATTTGCGACTGGGATAGCAGCCGGCGCATGCTTGACGGAGCGGACCCGCGCGTTGAGGTGTTCATCACAATCCTTGAGGATGTGCCAGTACAGGAGGTTCTACCATGCCAGTCCGAATGATGCCTTTTGCTTTACACCCCGGCGAAAGCGGGTTATGATTTCCTTGAGCCCACCAGGGCACAACGGAAGACCGGGGCAGCGGTGGCGCTCTAGCCAGCGCCACCCGCCCGGCCATCTCGGCTAGGAGATGCAATTTGCCATATCGCATACGAGATTGGGATAAGCACTTCGAGAATTGCGCCAGTAGAAAATTGACGCGCCTCTCTTGGGTTGCCATACCCAACAAGACCGACGGCGAGGGCTACACCGCCCTGGTTGACCACCCTAACGCGGGAGCGCACCTCGGCGCGTGGTACGCGATCGTCGAGGCGGCCAGCAAGCAAGATCCTCGCGGCAACCTTCCCGGCGGAATCCCCCGAAGTATCGGCGGAATATCCCGATCTCTCGGGAGGATGTCCCGATTGCCATCCGAACTTTTCATGGAAGTGATCCCGCGTTTAATTGAAATTGGATGGATTGAATGTTTTCAATCAGATACAGATAAATCGGCGGATTCTCCCGACACATCGGCGGATTCTCCCGAGCGAATAGAAGGGAATGGAATAGAAGGGAATGGAAAAGAACAAACCCATTTGTCCGCTATCGCGGACCAAAAAGAACTCTTTACCGCCGATCCTCAGGGCACCGTTCGATCCGCTCTACCATCCGCGACCTTCGAGGATTTCTGGCGCATCTGGTGGAACAAAACCGCCAAAGCAAAAACCCAAAAGCTCTGGCCGTCTGCCGCGGCCCGGTACGGCGCTCGATTCCTGGTAGACGCCGCGATAGCCGACCGAGCGCGATTCGAGCCGACGCCGTCCTGGGAATGGCGCAGTCAAATGCACCCGACAACCTGGCTGAACGGCAAACGCTGGGAGGATGAAGTTCCGCCGAATGGGAAAAGCTCGATAAGCAGCGCGCCAATACCGAAGAGGAAAGTCAAAATCATCCCCTACGATCCCTTCGGAACCGGCGACGGGAAACCAATAGAGATGGAAGTCGAGGATCGATCATGAACGAAAAAGGCAGAATAACCGCGCTCCCGTGCAACGTAGATTGCGAGCGCTTCGTGCTGGGCTCAATCCTCCTGGACGATTCCCACTACGTTCCGGTAGCTGGCGCTCTCCAAGTGGGAGACTTCTCGCTTGAGGCCCATCGCCGCATCTGGCGCCGCATGGAAGAACTCCACGGCCGCGGAGACTCAATCGACTCGATTACGCTCCACAACGCGCTCATGTCGCGCAACGAATCGGAATCGGTGGGCGGTCTCTCATACCTGGTGACCCTCACGGACGGATTGCCAATCGTCCCGAATATCTCGGATTACACGCGAATCGTGAAAGACAAGGCCCTCTTGCGAGAGATCATTGTCGCGTCACAGGCAGTCCAGAACCGGGCGCTGCTGGGCGAAGACTCGGCATCTGAGGTCCTGGAATCCTATCGGGCATCCGCGGCGCGGCTGATTGAAGGCTCGACGGCGGCCGGCGCGCGGCCAATCTCAACCGCCGAGATGCTGGAGCAATACGGCGTCGATGCCCTACTTGCCCCGCGCCGGCATGGTGAGGTGCGCCTGCCCTGGTCTCGCCTCGATGCCTCGCTCAGCGGGCTATCTGGCGGCCAGATCGTGGTGGTGCTCGGCGAGACGTCGAGAGGGAAGACCAGCTTTGCGCTTCAGGCTGCTACCGCCATCAGCCAGCAGGCGAGCGTGCTTATCTGGACGATGGAAATGTCCCCGCGCTCGCTCTTCCGCCGCATGGTCAACCAGATATCCGGGGTTCCGGTGTCCGCAAGAAATGCCTCTCAAATGAGTTTCCAGGAACGTGAGAGCCATCGGAACGCCGTGGGGAAACTCATGGAACACCCGATCCACTTCGACGCGTTCTCGCGCTCTGTGGCGCAATTGTGCGCCAGTATGCGTCGCGTGCAAGCCACCGGCCGTTTGGGCCTCATCGTGGTGGATTACCTCCAGTTGATTCGCTCAAACTCGCGCGACAGCCGCGCCCAGCAGGTGAGCGAGAACAGCCGAGAACTGAAGCTCGCTGCGATGGATTTCGACGTGCCGATCATGGTGTTAAGCCAGGTTGACCGCGCCAGCGTCAAGGGCAAGGACGCCAAAATCGGGCTGCACTCCGGCAAGGAGTCCGGCGACGTGGAGAATGACGCCGACGTGCAGCTTGCGATTCAGGCGCCGCAACTGGCGCGCGACCAGGACACGGCGGTTGAAATTGAAGTGCAGAAACAACGCGAAGGCCCATGCGGATTCTCAATCCCGATGGTGTTTCGGCCATCGTCGCAGACCTTCCAGGAGCAATCGGAATGATAAAAGACAATATCGAATTGGCAAAGACGGCGGTCAAATACGCGATTCAGCAGATCGAGGCGGCGCTCGGCGTGAACCTCGCCACGCCCGTGACATTTCCGCTCGCCCAAGCGCTCGATGAACTCGATAAGCTGGCGCGCAATGGCTGACACCGAGCGCTACCAGATGCACTGCCAGTACTGCCAGCAGCGATTCGAGGCCAACACGGTAGCCGAGGCATTGCGCAAAGTCGAAGAGCACGAGCGGGAGAAACATGCCCCTGTGCATTGGGTGACGAATGGTGTTACCTGCCAGACCGGTCGGGACTTCCACGCGCTGGAACTTCGAAGTCTCGGGCGAAAGCAAATGGCATCCGCGCCGGCAGAACAGGCACAAGCGAAGGCGCAAGCATGATCATCTCCGAATTTATTGCGATTCACGGCCAACCTCCGTACGATCTCAACTTCTGGCCAGGCGGCGTGGACCTCTCACGCTGGGGCAACGAGTGCAAGCGCGGTCTCCGTTACGCCGATACCGGCACGGCGGTCGCAAGCGGGACAGCCGGAGTTGTGCGTAAGATCAGCACGGGGCGCAAAGAGCGCGGGTCCGCCAGCGATGGCTACGACCGACAGCAGGAGCGCAATGGCTGACACCGAGCGCTACCAGATGCACTGCCAGTACTGCCAGCAGCGATTCGAGGCCAACACGGTAGCCGAGGCGCTCCGCAAGGTCGAAGAACACGAAGTGACGAAGCACAGCTTGCTGGTCGCGGCGGTTGCGAAGCAAGCGGAGAAAGAACTCAATAGTAATCGGAATGATAAAAGACAATATCGAATTGGCAAAGACGGCGGTCAAATACGCGATTCAGCAGATTGAGGCGGCGCATACGCCATGCCAATATCGTACAACAAAACAAAGCCTCTTTGTATAGATTTATACGCAGGGCTTGGCGGTTGGTCTTCCGGATTCCTGGCCGAAGGTTATGATTGCATCGGATTCGACATCGAGAGGCATGTCTACGGCGAAGCGCACTACCCGGCGCAACTGGTGCTGCAGGACGCGCTGACGATCCACGGGTCGCAATTCCGCAACGCTGACATGATCGTTGCTTCGCCGCCGTGCCAAGCGTATTCGTACATGGCGATGCCCTGGAGGCGAGCGAAACGTGAGGTGTCCTGGCAGCAGTGGGCACGCGATTCGCAGTTTGGCGACTTCCGTTTGAACGATCTTTTCGACGCCTGCTTTCGGATTCAGAGGGAAGCGAGCGCTGCGGCCGGTCGCCATGTGCCGATGGTGGTGGAGAACGTCAAGGGAGCGCAGCCGTGGGTTGGTCGGGCCGCGTGGCACTTCGGGAGTTTTTATTTGTGGGGAGACGTGCCGGCGGTGATGCCGATTATCCCGCCGCATCGCAAAGTGCCGGGCTTCAACTTCCACGCGCATGAGAAGGGGATTGCTGGCGGATCGTTTCAGAGCGCGGCGGTAGCGCAAGGCGTCAAGCAGCGGGGCAGCGGGCCGGAATGGTTCGATAAGGCGCTGGATGAACGGCGGAAAGAGGCAACGGCGACGAAGGTGGGCGGAGATTGGTTCGGCAACTACGCCGAGCAAAAGGCGACCGGAACGATTTCACCAGGTCGGCTGCATGGCAAGGGATCCGATTCCCGCAAGGCAGCTTCAGCCATGATCGCCAAGATACCGGAGGAGTTGTCGCGCTACATCGCCCGCTTCTACCGGACACATGAAGCACAGCGTGCTCGCTAGATCTGTCAAAGGTGCTACGATGCGGGCTGAGAGGATTTTACCGGATTGTCCGCAAAAGAGCGCAAGATCGAGGGCTTCCACGTTGAAATGTGGGATATCGACCGCCCAATCGACTATCCGAAGAACGCGCGCAAGTGGTCTCCAAAGGCGGTCGAGAAGGTGGCCACCAGCATTCGCGAGTTCGGCTGGCGGCAACCGGTCGTAGTCGATTCCGCGGGCGTCATCGTCATCGGCCACCTGCGCCGCGCCGCCGGCAAGAGCATTGGACTGACCGAGTGCCCAGTACACGTGGCTGCCGATCTCTCGCCGGCAAAGATCCGCGCGCTACGCCTGGCTGACAACCGCACGGCGCAAGAGGCTGAGTGGGATCTCGACATCCTGGCTTCGGAGTTCGCGGACCTCAAGACGTTCGACTTCGATCTGACCATCACGGGATTCGACACGCGCGAGATTGACAAATTCACGCTATCCGTGAATCCGGCGGAGGACGATGTTCCGCCCGTGCCTGAGGTTCCGATCACGAAGCCTGGCGACCTGTGGCTGCTGGGCACCCACCGGCTGCTGTGCGGAGATGCGACGAAGACGGAAGATGTGGCGCGGGCGCTTGGAGATTCCAAGCCATTCATGCTTCTCACGGACCCTCCGTATGGCATCGAGTTAGACATGGAATGGCGAGATCGAGCCGGTCACAACGAAATGGCCCCGGCAGCTAAGTCATACATGAAAATCGCGATGGCGGGCAAGGGAATTAGCGGAGATACTATAGCTGATTGGTCTGAAGCGTTTGCGCTAGTCCCAAGTATCGAGGTGGCATATGTCTGGCACGCCACATCTCACTTGATCGAGGTGGCAGAGGGGCTTAAGCGTATCGGCTTCGACGTTCGCCAGCAAATCGTCTGGAACAAGACCGTCGCAGTGATGGGCAGGCAGGCGTACAACTGGAAACATGAGCCATGCTGGTATGCCGTTCGACACGGCAAGACGGCCAGATGGAACGGGGCGCATGATCAAACCACAGTTTGGGACGCGGCGTCACCGAAGCACATCATGAGCGGCTCGAAAGAAGAAAAACTTCCGCACCCAACACAGAAGCCCGTTGATTTGATGCGTAGGTCGATTGTAAATCATGGCATCCAGGGGGACGGGGTATATGAGCCTTTCGGTGGAAGCGGAACCACATTGGCTGCCTGTGAGTTGACAGGGCGAACCTGTACTTGCATCGAGATCGAGCCCCGATACTGCGACGTGATCGTCACCCGCTGGCAGAACCTCACCGGCAAGAAGGCGGTGCTCGGTGCGGACTAAGCCGCCCTACGCGCCCAGCGATAACGACCGCGCCCTGGTGCGAAACATGGCCGCCGCCGGCATCGCAGCGAACTGCATTCATCGGTGCCTGCCGAATCGCCCGAAGTCCGAGAAGACCTTCCGCAAAGCCTTCCGCGAAGAGCTCGATACCTCCGCTGATATCGTGAGCGCGAAGGCAATCAGCAAGCTCGTGGTAGCCATCGACGCGGGGCAAGCCTGGGCGATTTGTTTCTGGCTGAAGTGCCGCGCCGGGTTCCAGGAGACGAGCGCGCAGCGCCTGGTCGATGCGGCGGGCAACGACCGCGACATCCGCGTGGTGATCGAGTATGAAAACGTACCGGCTAAAGCTCCCCGCCCCGAGAGCATCCCATGACACGACGGCAATTATTGCAAGCGACGGTGGCACCAGTGATTGTGCCAATCGCACCTTGTCGCGGATTGATTGACATGAAAACCTATCGCTTGAAGCTCCCCGCCCCGCATCCGAAACAAGCTGAGGTTTTGGCCGGCGCGCGCCGATTCAACGTGCTCTGCTGCGGGCGCCGCTGGGGTAAAACCATCCTTGGCATCGACCGCCTGGTGTCCGTCGCGTTGACCAGCAAGCCCACTGCCTGGTTCGCGCCGATCTACAAAGACCTGTCCGAGGTCTGGCGTACAATCGTCCGCATCCTGGACCCGATCACGGTCAAGATTAGCGCGAGTGAGCATTGGCTTGAGATCGTCGGCGGCGGTCGCGTGGAATGCTGGTCGCTGGATACGCCTGGCGCCGGCCGCGGTCGCGCATATGCCGAAATCGTGATCGACGAAGCCGCGAAGGTGCCGAACCTCGAAGAGCAGTGGGAGCAGACGGTGCGCCCGATGCTGGCCGACTACGAGGGCGGCGCGTGGATCATCTCGACGCCGAAGGGACGCGCGAACTACTTCTCGAAGCTCTTCAACCGTGGCTTGGACCCGCTCCAGCCGGACTGGGCCTGCTGGCAGATGCCCACCGCCATGAACCCCTACATCTCGGCGCGAGAGATCGAATCCATGCGCGAAGAGATGACCGACTTAGCATTTGCTCAGGAGGTCCTGGCACAATTCGTCACCTGGGCGGGCGCGGTCTTCCGCCGCATCTCGGACGCAGTTCGACCGATTACTCACGAGCCGGCCGCCATGATCGGCTGCGATTGGGGCCGCACGGGCGATTACACGGTGTTCACGGCCGTTTCGGCGCGAGGGCAGGTAACTGCCGCCGACCGCTTCAGAGGCATCGAATACGCGCTCCAGCGGGCGCGCTTGGCGGCATTCTGGCAGCAGTGCGGTTCGCGGGCACACATCATCGCCGAAACGAATGCAATGGGCGCGCCCGTGGTGGAGCAACTGCAGCGTGACGGACTGCCGGTGTTCGGGTTCAACACGACTAACGCGACCAAATCCGCAATCATCCAGGCTCTAGCTCTGGCCTTCGAGCGCGGGACTATCACGATTCCCAACGATCCGGTACTGATCGGGGAGCTTCAGGCATTCGAGGGCAAGCCAACTGCGAGCGGTCTCACCCGCTATGCAGCGCCGGATGGCCTGCACGATGACTGCGTGATGTCGCTGGCGATGGCATGGGCCGGGCTGCTGATGCCACAAGAACAGCGGCTTTTCATCGACCCGAGTACTGGAGGCCGTAGTACCCAGTATCCGCAGTTCGAGATATCCCCGATATAGTTTTCTATTGACATCCCGCCGAGATGCGCTCTAGAATGCTAATTGTGCCTGACAAAGTGCAATTCAACGTGCTGATTGATTCCGAGACGGCTAAACTCGCGCGGCTGGCCGCCATCGGCGAGAACATGCGCTTGGCGGACTGGCTGGACGAAGCGATCCGCAAGCGCGCGGGGCGTCCGATCAAAGCTCCGCCGGTCAGGAGTGGCGAATGATCCGCGACAAGAAAGACATGGAGCGCAAATGAGCGAAGAGAACCAAGCATCTTTTACCGGCTGGGCGCGCGTCGAAGTAATGGGCCACCAGACGCACATCGGATTTGTGAAAACCGAGGCATACGGACAGGCGGTGATGTTTCGAGTGGACACACCGGAACTGCCCGAGCGAGAGTATGTCTTAACCGAACCGGCCTACGTTAGCACTGTCTGGACTCGGGCGGGAGCAACCGTTCGCCGCATTGCTCGGCCCGGTTGCAGTGTACTCGTCGGGGCCGGATCAATCTACCGCATCATCCCGTGCACGGAGGCCGCCGCGCTGAAAGCGATTGACGCCGATGAGCGTGCCGTCCTCAAGCTCGTCTCTCTGCCGGAATCCGCTGCACTGCCGCCGGGAGACGAAGCTCCCGACGAGCGATTCGAACAGTACGATAACGACGACGACGACCGGGAGCTTGGGCTATGATCCGCTGACTGAAGCGCCAATGGTGCAGGCTGCTGCACACCGCGATCTACTTTGCCGGCGGCCGCA